AAGTTTTATAAAACTGTAAAATATCTTTTAAAATATCATTATATGTCCAATTAACATATTTTTTAAAATAATCAATAGCTTCAGATTTGTATGTTGTAATAATTTTGTTATCAAAAGTTTTTAAAATACTATGATTATCTACAAGATTATTTATTATATTTTCAATATTATAACTAGATAAACTATTCATTTTGTTAGTTTGTAGAAAAGATAAAATATGAAGTTCAGGAGGCCATTCTATATAGGATGGATCATACTCAATAAAAAATTGTTTAAAATCTGTTTCTAAAGAAACATCTAATGAAAAGGCAAAATTTGTTAGTAAAGTATTATCAATATTGTTAATTACAACAGTTTCAAAATTTATAAAATTGTGGACTAATTGATTATCATTTAGTAAACATATTGATTTTAATAATTGTTGGAATGAATTAATCAAATTTAATATATATATTTTTGGCCTACTTAAAGACGCCTTTAAGTAGTTTTTTAAATATATTAATTCAGTATCTTCATACTTAAAAAGTATTGAATTGTCTAAAATTGTATTTTTATTTGACTTTAAATAATTCACATTTTCATCTAATTCTGTTAATAATAATTCAGAACTATTTTCACAAATATAATAATATTTTTTATAATCTTTTATTTGTTCTATTTTTTTCATATTTGTTAGTTCATTTTTAACAAAGAAGTCTAAAGTTACTATTTTATTTATTATTTTCTTTTTTCTAAGTTTTGGTTTTTTATAATCCTTTAAATGAAAATAAACACAGCTTTCTAAATCAACTCTTTTCATTCGTTTATTTTTTACTATTAATAAAAATTTATTATTTTTACTCGCTTTACAATAAAAAAAAATAAAAAAATAAAACAAAAAATATAATAAAATTGGTTATTTATTTGTTATCATAAAATATCTATTTTTATAAGTCTTTTTTATTTTATCTTCTATTAATTCTTTATCTTTTGTACCTTGTTCAAATATTTTAGAAATTGTCTCTTTTAATATAGTTTCATTGTTTTTACAAAAATCAATAAAACCATCCTTAGGTTGAAAACTATTTTTTTCAATATGATTATCCATTGCTGTTAATAATTCTTTATTAACACTTATATATTGTCTACGCTGTTTTGGCTCCTTTTTTTCTGCTATCTTTTTTCTAAAATAATAACGAGCACTTTTAAACATTTTATCTAATACATCCCCTTTATATCCTAAACGTAACAATCTACACATTTCTGATTCAATTATATCATCATTTTCATCAGTCCAAATTTTCCAAGCTTCTTTGAAATCTTTTCTTTCATCATATTGATGGATTTTTGAAAATTTATAAAGTTCTCCCATGAAATCGTCTGTAAATTTAAATCTATAAATTATAAAATAAACATCATTAACTGATTCTTTTTTATCAATTCTATCTTCATCCAATTTAAATTTCTCCATATTTGATTCCAATTTTCTATTAATATCATTATCTCCGATTCTATAATTATTAATAATAGAATCAATATTAATAATATTGTTATTGTAAGTATTATTTCCATTTTCAAAAGACATTTTCTTTGTTCGCGTTTGATAATAATTATTTTTATAACTTATTAAAGGATTTCAATTTTTTATTTAATAAAAAATTTTCTTTATTATTATATATATTGAAATGATTGAGAATATATTTAATAATTTAGGTTATTTTTATAAAGAAAAAGTAAATCAAGATATTGTGGAAGATTATAAAAAATTTGTTGGAGAAAAAGAATTAGATTTATTGCTATCAAAATTTAATAAAAGAAGATTTACACTTGAAAAAAAATGGAATCAAGTTATGGGAAGTATTTCAACTTCAATTCTCGGTTCAGGTATTGGAAGTAGTTCAATAACAGCTGAATATAAAAATATAGATAAAGGTAATATAAGTGTTTTTAATAGAGCTATAGATAATTCATTTCAAAATATATATGTGAAAGGAATTTCTAAACCACGTGATATTTCTATTCCAACATGTAGAACTGTCAGTTTTGATAGTATTATGGGAGTTGAAGGCGATTACTGGATTATTTATATTAATGATATGCTAGATTCTTTTATAGTAGTGGCACCTTTACTTATTCCTCAAACATCTGTAAAAGTTGTCCCAGTTTTTGCTTGTTATGTTTTGACAAGTAAATCACATGCTAAATTTTGGAGTGATGAAAAAAATGTTAATGAAATACTTGAGGTTGCTAAAAAATATGGTTTTGATAATAATATATTTTCAAAACCTATTGCTACTGCTGAATCATTAGATCAGGGTTTATTAGATGATGCTATATTAAAAAATAATATACTATAATAAATTAGTAATGTTTAACGGAATAAGAACATTTACAATTACCTCACATACATTCTATGATCAATTTAGACAAAATTATAGAAATATTTTAATGGTAAATGTAGAGCCGCCGGGACCTTTAAGATTCCATGTTAGACCTTTGAGGTTACCACGATTATCCCCTTTTAGAAGAAATGATTATCAATCTAATTTTCAAGGATGTGGATTAGCTATTTTTAATTCATTACTATTATCTTTTGTTCCAGGTTCTAGGAATAGTTTGGATTTAATGACACCAGATGAAATACCATTTTTAATAACATTTTTAGAATCAAATGGGTATCAAATTGATACTCAAATTACAAATATGTTAAATCAAAGTGAAGTAAAATTAACGGATAGAAAATTAGTATTTAATGTTACTTATTATGGAGAAGGAAATAAACCTAATATCGTATATATAAGATAAAAAATAATAAAAAAATTGATTATAATTTATATTTTATATTATTAAATTATAATTAAATAAAATGAATTGTGAATTAGAACGTATTTTACCTGATAATTTTGAAACTTATAACAAATCTATTCAGGAGTCTATTATTAAATATGTAAAACAATTAGAACCAATAGAAAAACAGGCTTATATTATAGGAAAGCAACATTTGGGAACAACCTTTAATATTATTAAAAGCAATGGTTATTTAAATTGGCAAAAAAATAATAAATAATTCATCTTCTATGGGTTAATGTTTTGCGTTTTATAAAATTTCGTTTTTTTGTTCGCAAATTACCTCCTATTTTTTTTAAAATTTTAGCTGAATTTACGAAAGGTTTTAAAAAATCCAACTGTGATTTACGAATACGTCCACCTATCATTGAACTCTCCTTATTTATTTGTTTCAAAGATTGATCTGATAATTCTGGTGTAATAATATTAGGTTTTAGAGATTCTGGACTCAAGGATTCTGGTCTTAAGGATTCTGGACTCAAGGATTCTGGTCTTAAGGATTCTGGTCTTAAGGATTCTGGTCTCAAGGATTCTGGAACAATATTTTTTGAAGCAATATCTGTTATTTCCTCTATAGTTTCCCCAATTTTATCCTTTACTTCATTATAAGCTTCTACTTGTTCTTTTAAAACACCTGTAGCTTCAGATGCGGCTTCAGTTGCGTTTTCAACAACTTGTAAACCACTTAATGCTGTTCTTATAGGCGCTACAATTGGATAAGCAATATCTTCTGCTAAATTTGCTCCTAATCCCACAACAGCTTGTTCCTCTTTTTTAGCTAATTCATTTATTATATCACTACCTTTTTCTACAGCCGGACCTAGAATCTTGTTAGTTGCTTGACTTAATTCTTCTCCTAATTGATTTCCAAGATCTGTATTTGAAATTACATTTGCTATATTTTGTGCTTTATTTTTTAAAGCATTTACAGATTCATCAACACTCAAATTAGGATCAGTACCAGTTAATTTTGCTATTGAATTTAAGCCATAATTAATTCCTTTATTCGCAATCTGAGCACCTACACTCATTAAATTAGAAAATACATTTTTACCTTGAGGAATTGTTTTACTAGGCAATTGATCTTGTAAATTATTCATATTTGGTAAACTATTTGTTAATTTATTAGTTAATTGATCTTGTAAATTATTCACATTTGGTACAACTTTATTAGATAATTGGTTTGCTAATAATTTTCCCCCATATATTTTTTTTTTTACTTCGTTGTAAATCTTTTTCTTACTTCGTTGTAATTTTTTTATTCTATTTTCTCTTCTAGTATTGGCCATATTTATAATATATCTATTTTTTATTTTTTTATTACTTCGCTGTAATTTTCTTAAAGTCAGCAAATGATAATGATAAATTTTTATTAACTATTTTTTTATCAATCTTTTTCAATGGAGAAAAACTATTTAACCGTCCTTCCCATGTATATCTATTGGCTTTTTCTTTTAATATAACTTTTTCCCCAGAAGAATTAACATTCGGTAAATTGGCTTTAATTTGTGGAGGTAAAGACATATTTGCGACACCTCTATTTTTAGAAGGGGCATTTGTCATTTTTATAGAATTAATAAGAGCCTCTTTATTATAAATTTTTAATTTTGATAACTTGTTTTTAATATCTTCACTATCATTATTATTTTTTTCTTCTTTATATTTTTCTTCTGCCTTCTTTAATTCTTCTTCAATATCAACAAATATAGGTTTACACCAAAACGTCATGACATATTTTCTTCCTACTGGTTCTAAATATCTATAAGGTATTGTATTATTACTGAAATATTCAAATGAGTTTTTATTATTATTAAATCTCATATAAATATTACCCAATGGGGTACTCTCTAAAACATAATTGTTTATAAAACTATCTAATTTTTTATTTATAATAAATTTGTGAGATTCTTCTTTCATTTCATCTTCATTAATAATAACATTATCTAATTTTTTTATTTCCTCTTCTAGGTTTATTTTTTCCACGATAAGATCTAAAAATAATTCTTCAAAATCTATATTATCATCATCATTATCATCATCATTATTATCATCATCATTATTATCATCATTCAAATCAAAATAAGAAATTAAAGCATTTTTACCGAAATCATTTATTTTTTCAGTATGAAATTCTTTATTTTCTTCAATATAACCTATTTCATATATTTCTTTAATTTTTTTTAATTTTTCTTCAATTCTATTTCTTTGATTTGATAAATCTTTTTCAATATTACTTTTAACTAGTTCAAAGTGTTGGCTTTCCAATTTTAATTCTAATTCATTAAATTTAAACTCATTTGGGAATGTTTTAAATTTTTTTAAATATTTATCTTCATATAAGGGTTCAGGTATTTTTATATCAACTGTTTTTTCTTTTTCATCTTCTTTTAGTTCACAATTATTATAATAATCGGAATAATCTAATAATAAAGGATGATTTTCTTGAAAAAAATTCATAATTTGTGAAAAATAATATAAAAAATTCATTACATGTGAAAAATAATTTATATTTTTTATTCCTCCATATATGGTTATTAAAGAACCAAATGTTATTAATAAATTTATAAAGATAGTCGTCTGAATAAGCATTAAATTATATAATTATTGAGGGAACATTTTTAAGTTGTTTTTATTAAGATACCTCTTTTTTTCTTTCCTCAAAAAGATCTTTTAATTCCTTTTCTAAAATTGGTACTTCTATTAATTCATATGTTTTTTCTTCTGCTAAAGGGTGTAGCCTTACAAGATAAAGATCTTTTATTTTTTTATCATATTTTCTTTCTAAAATTGTCTTATATGTATTTAATTGTAAAGCATAATGCCAGAAATTTGTATCTGGCATATGACAGATTAATGGATTTGTAGCATATTGATTCCAATTATTTATTTTTGAGATTTCTTTACACCTTTTCCAATCATAAATTGATAATGACCCATCTTCATTTTGAAAAACCATATCAATTGAACCAGCTAATTTTAATTCTTCATCAAATATCATCCACTCTGTCATATAAGGTTTCAAATTTGGATTTTCCTTTACAAATTGTATAAAATAATCCCATTCAATTTGTTCATCCTTATTTTTATTATTTTTTACATATTCTTCGTATAAATCTTTCAAACTATAATCATTTTCTAAATTTTCATTATTCATAAAAATTTCTATTCTTTCATGTAAATTAGTTCCTGCTCCAGCTACTTGTTCTCCATTTGATTTCCAACTAGCTTTAATTTGTTCAGCAGTTTGACCCCAATATTTATGATCTGGACCCCATGATTTACTTTTGAATATATTTTCTATTATTTTGTCAGCGTCAAACTTAGGAAAATGACTATGATTCCATGTTGTTACTGAAGTATATTTAGAACTTTTGTCTGATAAAATTTCATATTTGTGACCTCTCGCGTAAAATTTAATTTGAGAATCTCTTTCTACACTATTTCTTGTAGATAAAACTATGTTTGACATTATAAATTATTAAGTTTATTCCTTTAAATTATAATATAAGTATATTATTCAATTTTATTATTTAACTGTTTTTTTAACTCTTGTACCTCTTTTATTAAAACTGCTATTAAGCCAATATAATTTACTGTTTGAATTCTTTCTCCATCTTTTATACCTTCAACTAAAAATGGAAAATCTTCTTGTAATTCATGAGCAATTAAACCGATGTTCATATTATTTTTATCAATAAATTTATAAGATACTGGTCTAAGATTATCTATTGAAAAAACATTCAAATCTAAAGGTTTAACATCTTCTTTTATTCTATAGTCTGATGTTGTAGTAAAAGAAGGAGCCGAAACTGAATAAGTGGTTGATATAATATTGGTACCACTTGGGTTTGTCCAATAACTATCTCCAGGTGCTCCCGTTGCTCCAGGTGCTCCAGGTGCTCCTGTTGCTCCAGGTGGACCAGTTGATCCAGGTGCTCCTGTTGCTCCAGGTAGACCAGTTGCTCCAGGTGCTCCCGTTGTTCCAGGTGGACCAGTTGATCCAGGTGGACCAGTTGCTCCAGTTGCTCCAGGTGGACCAGTTGATCCAGTTGTTCCAGGTGGACCAGTTGTTCCAGGTGGACCAGTTGCCCCAGGTGATCCATTGGTTCCTGAAGCAGTACTTAAAGAAGTTCCATCTTGAAAATAAATAGTTTGAGTATGTAAAATTGAATTTCCACTTAAATCAATATGACTAGCAAAAACCTCTTTTGAATTGGGCTGCCCACTATAATTATTTATGTTCATTTGTTCAAAATTTGATATATAACTTCTTGTAACATTACTAGTAGCAGAATTATTTACACCTCCATATCTTCTAAATGTTGACATTATTATTATAAGTTTTTAATAAATTTTTATCATTTATTCTTTTAATAATGTGTAAAATTTTATGTAGGTAAAATTTTACCTACATAGAATAAATTTACTAAAAAATATTTAGCTATATTAATGGGGTATAACATAGATATATCGGTTAATATGGTAAAAGAAAAAACTTTTTCAGATATTGAAACTATTATTGTAAATACAGCCGAATTATATGGATGTGAAAATATAGTATCAATATCTGAAGAAGATGGAACAATAAAAATACCAAGATATCATATGATTTTCG